AAAAGGAAATCTATGAAACATTGTCAAAACTGCGGACACGACTGTCACTGTAAAGGTTATTGTATGCAAGAGGATGGTGAAAAAGAAACAATAATTTGTTGTACAAATTGTAAACACGAAGAAAAAGATACAGCAAATGAAGATTTATTTAATGGAGAATGAAAATTATGGAAAATTTATTAAAAGATACGAAATCAATCACTAAAAAAAGAGAATTTTTGTTTTATAACGATAGTGGACAAGAAGAAAAGGTAGAAGCGTTAAGTTTTAAGCGTGCAATCAAAATAGCTCAATCAAAATTTAAAGATAAACGAATTACAGCGGAGTGGTTTTCTAAAAAAGGCGAACATATGTGTCAATATTTTATGATACCTGTAGGACGAAAAAAGAAATTGAGTAAATAATGGCTAAAGTAGCTAAAAACTTTGTAAGACACGTTAGTACGCCTAAAAAAACATCTCAAGGAAACAATTCTGTTAGAATAAGTTACTCAACTATGAATAAAAATAAGAAACGTAACTTTAAAATTAACAGAGGCCAAGGAAGATAATGCCTGCGATCTGTCGAAAGGGGGATAGTTTAAGTACAGGACACATTTGTGCAAGTACGACTATTTTAGATACACCTACTCAATCGACAGTTAGAGCAAATGGTATATTAATTGCAAGAGTTGGTGATCCCACTGTATCCCACCCCTTTCCTCCAGCCCCACCTTGTGCACCTCACGTTGCTTTTGTCAATGTTGGTTCATCAACTGTTAGGGTTGAAGGTAAATTTATAGCGAGAATTGGGGATAGTACGGATAGTGGCGCTATGACTAGCGGTTCTTCAAATATCTTTGCGGGTTAGTGTATAAATATTGTTACTATGGCAATATATGACGCTTCAAATACAAATAAGAGTAATCGTAGTACAAGATTATTTAAAGATTTAGATTTAAATTTTACACGTAATCCTGTTACCAATGACATTACTAAAATTGAAGATGTCGATGCCGTAAAAAGAAGTGTTAGAAATTTAGTACAAACAAATTTTTATGAAAGACCATTTCACCCTGAATTAGGTTGTGGTGTAAGAGATTTACTTTTTGAAAATTATACTCCCATCACAGGTATATTTTTAAAAAGAAAAATTGAAGAAGTTATTACAAACTTTGAACCTAGAGTTATGTTAAATCAAATAACGCTTGATGATGACCCTGATAGAAATAGATTAAGAGTTTCAATTTATTTTTATGTACAAGGTGTAGAAGACCCTGTTGTTGTAGAAACATTTTTAGAAAGATTAAGATAAGATGGCAAGTAATAAATTAGAGATTTCAGCATTAGACTTTGATCAGGTCAAAGCAAATTTAAAAACTTTTTTACAAAGTCAATCAGAGTTTCAGGATTATAATTTTGAAGGTTCTGGTTTTTCTATCTTATTAGATTTACTCGCATACAATACACACTATCTTGCTTACAATACTAACGTTGTAGCAAATGAAATGTTTTTAGACAGTGCTGATTTAAGAAGTAGCATTGTGTCATTAGCAAAGATGTTAGGTTATACACCAACATCACCAAGAGCTCCAATTGCAAACATAGATATTTTAATTAATAATGCTAGTGGTACTTCTATCACTATGTCAAAAGGAACTGTATTTACAACTTCAGTATCAGGAACCTCATATCAATTTGTTACAAATTCAGATCATACCATTACACCAAGTTCTGGTGTTTACAGATTTTCAAATATAAATCTTTATGAAGGTACGTTAACAACTTACAAATATACAGTAGATAGTTCTGATCCAGATCAAAAATTTATTATTCAAACTAATCGAGCAGATACATCTACATTAAAAGTTAAAGTTCAAAATTCTTCTATTGATACTACTACTACAACTTATACTTTAGCAACAGGTATTACAGAGTTATCTTCTACTTCAAAAGTTTATTTCATACAAGAAATTGAAGATGGTAAGTTTGAAGTTTATTTTGGAGATGGTATCATAGGTCAATCTTTATCAGATGGAAATATTGTCATATTAGAATATGTTGTTACAAATACAACAGATGCAAATGGCGCAAGTACATTTTCTTTATCAGGTTCTATTGATGGTTTTTCTAACGTTACAATTACAACTAATTCATCAGCACAAGGTGGATCAGTTGGTCAAACAAAAGAATCAATACGATATAACGCACCTTTACAATATTCCGCACAAGATCGAGCAGTAACAACAACTGACTATGAAACACTTGTACAAGAAATTTATCCTAATGCACAATCAGTTTCTGCGTGGGGTGGCGAAGATGATGAAACACCTATTTACGGTGTAGTTAAAATTGCGATTAAAGCAGTATCAGGTTCTACACTTACTGACGCAACAAAAACATCTATCGTAACACAATTAAAAAAATATAATGTTGCATCTGTAAGACCACAAATTGTTGATCCCGAAACTACAACAATCTTACTTACTTCAAATGTAAAATATGATGAAAGAGCAACTACAAAAACAAGAGATACTTTAAGATCAGAAATTATATCTGCGTTAAACACTTATAATACAAACACACTTCAAAAATTTGATAGTATGTTTAGATATTCAAAGATTGTTGAATTAATAGATGACACAGATACTTCTATTTTATCAAACATAACAACTTTACGAATTAGAAAAACATTTACACCTACTATATCATCTTCCACAAGATATGACGTTTATTTTAGAAACGCAATTTACAATCCACATACAGGACACAAATCTGCTTCAGGAGGAGTTTTAGAATCATCAGGTTTTAAAGTACCAAATGATAATAACGTTTATTTCCTAGATGATGATGGTTCAGGTAATATTAGAAGATATTATCTTGTATCAGGTGTACGAACATATGTAAATAATACTCAAGGTACAATTAATTATTCAACAGGTCAAATTACAATTAACTCATTAACAATTGCATCAGTAGAAAATATTAGAGGTGCTTCTTCAACAGTAATAGAATTAACAGTACAACCAAACTCTAATGACGTAGTTCCTGTAAGAGATCAGATACTTTCAATAGATACAGCAAATTCATCAATCACGGTAGAGGCAGATACTTTTGTTGGAGGTTCTGCTGACGCAGGAGTAGGCTATACTACATCATCTAGTTACGGGACTTAAATAAATGGCTAAGTTCTACGACAAAATATCAAACCTGATTAATTCACAGGCTCCTGAGTTCGTATTAGAACAACACCCTAAATTTTTAGAGTTCGTAAGAACATATTATACTTTTTTAGAATCTGCAGAGTTAGTTGTAACTTCAGTACAAACAACAGATGGCGTTCAATTAGAAACTGAAACAGCACAAACAAATACTTTATTATTAGACGGTTCTCGTATTGATACAGATAGAACACAATTAGATGCTGGTGATAAAATACTTTTAGAAAGTTCTGCCTTTGGTAAATTTACTAGAGGAGAAACAGTTACAGGACAAACATCAAATGCAACTGCAACTGTTCTTGGTGAAGATTTAGATAATAATAGACTTTTTATTTCAGCACAAGACAAGTTTATTATTGGCGAAACAATTTTAGGTTCTTCTTCAAACGCAAGTGCGGTTGTAAATAACTATCGTCCAAATCCTGTCAATAATATACAAGACTTATTAAATTTCCGTGATCCTGATAAAGCAATATCAAACTTCTTAACAAAATTTAGAAATGAGTTTTTAAATACATTACCTGAAACTTTAAGTAATGGTATAGATAAAAGAAAATTAATTAAAAATATAAAGTCTCTTTATAGAGCAAAAGGTACAAATCGTGGACACGAAGTATTTTTTAAATTACTCTTTGGTTTAGAATCAGAAACATTTTATCCAAGAGAACAAATGTTAAGAGTATCTGATGGTAAATGGGACTCACAAACAATTTTAAGAGCTATATCAACAAGTGGTGACACAGCAAATTTAGTAGGTCGTACAATTACTGGAGAAACTTCTGGAGCAACAGCAATTGTAGAAAATGTATTCAAATTTCAAATTGGTATAAATGAAGTAACAGAATTTATATTAAATGCAGAAACAATTTCAGGAACATTTCAAACAAGTGAAATTATTAGAGGTACATCAACAAATGATGATGATATTTTTATTAAAGCAACTGTTACAGGTATACCTAGATTAGTAACAATATCAAATGATGGAAGTTTATATAGTTCTGAAGATACAGTAACAGTAATTGGTGGTGGACAAGGTGCTATTATTCAAGTTGATGCTGTAGGTCGAGGAGGAATTTCAGAATTTATTATTGACACTGGTGGAACAGGATATGAAATAGGTGATGATATAGAATTTACAAATACAGGAACGGGCGGAGGTTCTGCACAAGCAAAAGTTTCAGTTGTTAATGGAGGATTTACGCAAGAAACTTCTACGTCAATAGTGGACGATCACATAGTGTTAGAAGATGAAACCACAAGAGGTGATGTTTACACAGGAAATAAAATTGTACAAGAGTCTGGTACGGGTAATGGTGATATTACAGACATAAGAATTATTAATACAGGTAATAACTATCTTTCTTTACCAATTGTTGCAGTTGATGATACAAATGGATCAAACGCAGTTGTTTATGCATACGGAGATCAAATTGGAAGAGTTCTTGGATTAAAGATTGTGGAATCTGGTGCAGAATATCAACAGTCACCTACACCTCCTACTATATCGTTACCAAGTTATTTAATTATTAAAAATTTAGTAGGTGCTATATCCGTAGGCGAAACAGTTACTGGATTAGATTCAAGTTCTACTGTAGTTACAGGAACCATAGTTTCATATAGTTCTAGTACAGGTATTTTAAAAGTATCTAATGCAACAGGAACATTTGCTGAAGATACCGAATTAACTTTTAGTGGAGGAGCAACAGCTACAACAGCGAAAAATGATATTGCTACAGCTTCTTTAACTATTGGTGCAGTTGCTGATACAGCAGGTGCGTTTATTAATCAAGACGGTCAGATTTCAGAAACCACTATGAGAATACAAGATAGTTTATACTATCAGGACTTCTCATATGTAATAAAAGTAGGTCGTACAATTAATGACTGGAGAGATGCATTTAAGAAAACAATGCACACATCTGGTTTCTATTTTACAGGTCAAGTAAATATTCAGACTCAAGTTAATGCTCAATTAAGAAGTTTCACTACAGTAAATTCTGGTTTAGACTTTGAAGGTGTACAATTAGTTCTTAATACATTATTCTCTACAATCTTTGGAAGAAGATTAGGAACGGAAGATGATGGTACATCATTAAACGTTAGTCCGCAGTTAGGTTTAGATCCTTTATTTGATACAAGTACAACTGACTTCTTTACACCTAATACAAGAGATTTAACATTAAAAAGAAAGATGAAAATATCTTTCCCTAGTATTGCAAAAATAACTATTAGAGGCGATGAATACAAATATGGTTATGCTTATTGTGGCCCACGTATGAAAACATTGAATATATATGATAATCCGTTTGGAGTAGATAATATGTTTAGTCCAAATCACCCTAATATACAATCAGGTACCGTTGGAAATGATTCAACTGTAGCCTCATATATACAAGGAATGTTACTACAAGATTGGGCAGATCATAAAATAATTGGAACAAATAGTACAATCAACGGTACTGGTGTTCAAATACAAGATTACGATAATGATAATCTTAAAACATATTTAAGTTATCCAACTGAAATTTCAATTAGTTATTAGAAAAGATGTATAAATATAATTAAATAAGAGGAATATATGCCAGCAATTATAACAAACAAATTTAGAATCCACAACGCAGAACAATTTGTGGAGTCATTTTCAGAGGCTACACCTAACGTTTATTATTTAGGTATAGGTAGACCTCAAGCATTCGGCACCTTGACTAGAGGTGACGGTCGAACAGAAAATCAAGGTTCTGATACAGCACCATTAACACCAGTAGATTCAGTACAAGATGAGTTTTCATATTTTGATGATTTTCTTGCTGCTAAAAAAGTAACATCTTCTGATGTTTCTTATGTGATACCAAGAAGAAATTGGACGTCTGGAACAGTCTATGATTATTATAGACACGATTACGGAAATAGAATTACAGGAACAACTACAACTCAAACATCAACAAGTGGAGCATCTACATTATGGGACTCTACTTTTTATGTTGTGTCAAGCACATATAGAGTTTACAAATGTTTAGATAATAATGGAGGAGTTGCTTCAACTGTAGAACCAACAGGAGAATCAAACTTAATTTTAACAACTTCACCAGATGGATACAAGTGGAAATATATGTACACTTTATCTGCCGCTCAACAGACAAACTTTTTATCAACGGACTTTATGGCGGTTGCAACAAACTCAACAGTTAGTTCAGCGGCTGTAGATGGAGCGGTTAGTATTGTAAAAATAAAAACTGCAGGTACAGGTGGAACTGATGGTACTCATACTAGTATTCCTATAAGAGGAGATGGTAGTTCAGGCACTGTTTCAGTAACAATATCATCTGGAGCTGTAACTGGTGTTACTGTAACTAACGTAGGACAAGATTATACATTTGCTTACATTACTGTTGCTGACATTATAGCAGCAGGTGGTACAGGTTTATCAGGAACAGAATTAGATTGTATTATTGAACCAAAAGGTGGACACGGTTTCAACGCAGTAAAAGAATTAGGTGGTTACTACGTAATGTTAAACACTAACTTTGAAGCTGGTGAAACTTCAAACTCTGGTGACTTTACAACTGCAAACGATTTCAGACGAGTTGCTTTAATGAGAGACATTGAAAGTGGAGGTTCTGCTGCTTCAGCTACTACATTGAGAGGAACAAAAGCAGTATTAGTTACTTCACCATCTGGTAGTTTTACAGTAGATGAAGAAATTAATCAAACTACAACTGGTGCTGTTGGAAAAGTAGTGGAATGGGATAGTTCAAATAATATTCTTTATTATATACAAACAAAATTCAATGATGCTGGTGTAGATAGTAATGGTGATCAAACAGCATTTACAGGAACAAACACAATTACTGGACAAAGTTCAGGAGTAACTGCAACACCTTCTAGTTCAACAACAACAGTAGATAATATTTTATTTACTTCTGGTTATAACGCTGGTGAAATTGATGCAGATACAGGCGATGTAATTTATGTAGAAAATAGATCACCAATTACAAGAGCTTCGGACCAAACGGAGAACGTTAAATTAATAATTGAATTTTAGAGGAAAATAAATGCCAAGTCCAACAGACTTTAACCTCTCGCCTTACTATGATGACTTTACCGAAAGTAAAAAGTTTCATAGAGTTCTTTTTAGACCAGCATTTGCTGTACAGGCAAGAGAGTTAACACAATCACAAACAATCTTACAAAACCAAATTGAAAGATTTGGAGATCATATGTTCGAAAAAGGAGCAATGATTATTCCAGGTGAGATTTCGTTTGATCTTAATTACTACGCAGTTAAGTTAACAAGTTTAGGAAGTGGTAATACTCTTGCTCAATTTACAACAGGTACAGTTTTAACAGGTGGTAGTTCAGGTGTACAAGCACTAGTCGTTAATCGAGTAGCAACAGATGGTACAGATCCTGATACGTTATATGTAAAATACTTAGACTCTGGTACTTCAAAAACATCAACATCATTTACAGATGGTGAAACATTAACAGGTACAAATAGTGATAGTGTTTCTTTATCTTGTGTCGTTAACACAACAGCAACAGGTTCTGCTGCTTCTATTGAGGCTGGTGTTTACTATATTAATGGTTTCTTTGTATCAGTAGATGCACAAACAATTGTTTTAGACAAATATACAAACACACCTTCATATCGAGTGGGTGTAACTTTTACAGAAACGTTTGTAACACCAAATGATGACGCAAGTTTAAATGATAACG